CGCTCTTTTAATAAACTTGGTGAGAGAATTGTCAAAGGATGGAAAACGCTTTTTTATCAAGCCATTCCACAAAATGTGGAGAATGGACAATTCATTGCCTCCGGAAAAGAGTTTCGCAGCAATAAAAAAGTTAAAGTATTATGGAAGGAGCATAGACCTTATAAGTGGCTAAAGGCAGAAAGAGACAGATTGAAGTCTGAAGGCCACGTTTCGTTTTTTTATCAGGAATATCAAAACATTCCTATGGATGATTCATTTCGTATATTTAAAGAATCAGATATACAATATTGGGATGGATACTATTCAAACGATGCAGGTCAATCTTATGTTACGAAAATTACAGACCAAGGTGAAGAAAGAGTTCCTGTTAACACTTTTATGGGTGTTGACCCAGCTTCCTCGGAAAGCGTCAAAGCTGACTATACGGTCATAATGGTTATAGCAGTTGATCCTGATTTTAATATTTATGTGATTGACTATTTTAGAGGGCAAGTATCTCCAATGGATGGTGCTGACCGAATTTTTGCTATGGCTGACATGTATTCTCCTAAAGATATAAAGATTGAGGAGACAGGTCACGTTATGTTAGCAGATTATATTCAACGGACTTCTAAGGAAACAGGAAGGTTTTTAAACATTAATGGCAAGAAAGCTATTAAAAACAAATATTACAGAATTAAACAAATGCAACCGTATTTTGCATCAAAAGCTATATTTATTAAAGAAACCCATTTTGATTTAATAGATGAACTGTTGCAATTTAAGGAAGTTGGTTCGTTTAAAAAAGATACACTTGATGCACTTAGATGGGCACTTGATGATATGTGGAAGCCAAATCTTACATACAGAAATAAGGCTTGGATGGAACCTGAAAACGATAAAATAAAGGCTGACTGGGAAACTGGTCAAGTATTCTATAGCTAATGGCAATAAGTATAAAAAAATTAGATTTACCGGAAATTGATTTTACAGAAGTTTGGAATGAATATCATTTATATGAATCTTCAGGAGAAGAATGGCGGTATCAAATGGCAGAAGATGAAGATTTTTTCTTAGGCAATCAGCTAACTGAAGCACAAAAAGAATATTTAGAATCTGTGGGACAGCCGCCCGAGGCTAATAATAAAATTAGGCCGGCTGTTGAAACTGTGTTGGCAAACATAGCGGCGGCTTCCCCTGAATGGGATGTACGACCTATTGGTAAAACTGATAACGATATGGCATATGTTTGCAATCAAATGTTAGATATGGTGTGGAGAGAATCTGATGGAGATATACAATTTAGAAAAGCGTGTAAAGATTTTATTATAAAAGGCTTGGCTTATTTTTATGTGTATCCTGATTGGAACTCAGATGGAGGTAAAGGAGGAGTAAGATTTAAGCGGATAAGTCCTGAGTCTGTATTTGTAGACCCTAATTCTATGTTACCTGATTTTTCAGACGCTTCTTCTATTTTGTTTTCAGATTTACATACAAAAGAATCATTAAAAGCTGTATTTCCACAATACGAACAACAAATAGAAGATGCAAGGGAAGATGAAGATAGAAATGAAGTAGGTTCAGGTAAATATTCTCGCGACCAAGTTTTTACACGAGATGATGTTAGTAAAGACCATCAAAGAATGGTAAGAAAATATATTCATTTTTCTAAAGTAAATGTTCCAAAAGCTTTGGTAACAGATACAAACACAGGGAAATCAAAAAAATTCGACAAAGAAGAATATAAAAGTTTAATAGAAGATGAGCGCTATCAATCGCTAGTAGAGCAGAATATAATTATAGAAGAGCTTGTGTACGACCAAAAAATTAGAGAAGTTGCATTATTTGGTGACCAACTTATCTATGACGAAGTTTTACCTATTTCTAAATATCCAATAGTTCCTGCGTGTAACGAGCATACATCTACTCCATACCCTTCAGGGGACGTGCGTCATTCAAAGTCACCGCAACGTATGTTAAACAGGACAGAAGCATTATTAATTTCTCACACCAGTGCCACAACAAATTTTAAATTACTTTATGAGGACGGAGCGCTCGACCCAGGTGAAGTTAATAAATGGCACATACCTAATGCGCTCATTCGGGTTAATCCGGGTGCTTTGAGGGAGCAGAAGATTAAAGAGTTTGCTCCGCCCTCCATAAGTTCGCAATTGTATAGCGAAAAAGCTCGCTATGAATTAGACATTGAGCAGGTATTTGGTGCGTATAAATATTTACAAGGTTCAGCATCAGACGCTCCGGGATCTGTTGGCGAAGCTGCAATTGTTGACGAAGCGGTTGCAAGAAAACAAAATTGGAAAATACTTCCTGTGTATGATATGTTAACAAGAAGTGCGGATATTGTGCAACAGTGGATGCCAAATGTATACACAACGCAACGAGTATTGCGCGTTGTTAATCCTGATGGCAATGAACAAGAGTTAATGCTAAACGAACCTGTTATTGATGATAAGTCAGGAGCAGTTATTAAAATGTACGATATGGAAACTGCAAGAATAGATGTTAAGGTGGTTATTGGCAGTACAAGAGCTAAGTCTCCTGCAGCAGATTTACAAAGAGATTTAACATTGTTAAACGCAGGCATATACGATAAAACACAAGTTATTATGAATATGCAAGGCGATATTGACAAGTCAGCATTAATACAACGCAATAGTGAAATACAACAATTGCGCGGTATGGTAGAGCAAATGGACGCAGAATTAAAACAAATGCGCGGAGATATGCAGACACGCGAAAGAGAAATCTTCCACGCAAATATGAGGGCAGAAATTGCTGAGGCTACAAAACCAGTACAACAAGCCCTAAGCAATGTAAAGGCAAACGCAAAACTTGAAGAAGCGAGACAGCGTGACGTATCTAAAAAGGCTAAAGAAGATACGTCCTCTGTATTAAACGCGATTAACTCTCAAACAGCGGCTCCTATACTTGGATAACCGCACAAAAAACGGAGCATCGAATGGCTAAAGAACAAGCACAGATAACCGACATCGTAGGTGGGGATAACCCAAAAGGCGACTTTATGTTAGATACATTAAATGAATTTAACAAAGGTGTACCACAGGGCTCTCCTGATGAAAATCAAACAGACGGTGAAGTTTCTGAGGAAAAAAGTGCCAACTCTGAAGTACAAATGACAGAAGCAGAAGCAAGAACTTGGTTAATTGAAAACAAATTCCCCGACAACGAGGAAGGACGTTCTAAATTAGCAGAGTCTTACAAAAAGCTTCAAAGCGAAAAAGATAAAATGTCAAATGATTATCAAACTAAAGAAGAAAAATACAAGCAACTAGATAGCTTGGATACTTTTTTAAAAGATAATCCTGAGGTTGTATCTAAAATGCGTAATGAAATTCAAAAGGTAAGCAACGCAACTGTAGCGCCTGAGAAACCCGAGGACTATGACCCTTACGAGGAGAATGTTCCCGGTTCTACATCTCAACAATGGCGTGAATTGCAAGATCAGTATCTTATCAGAATGGGCTCTGAAGGCGCAAAGCAAGAACTTAATAAGTTCAGGCAAGAGCTTCAGGCTGAAAAAGCAACCCAAGCTGAGATAGATACATTGAATAACCTTGGATTAAATAACGAAGAAATACAGGAATACAGGGACTTTATTAATGACCCTAATGTAGTTACTCCTGAAAATCTCGTTAACATTTGGAGATATATGAGTGGCAAAAGGAATAACGAAACTGCATCTACTAATCCCAAAAACTCTAATTTGCAAGGTTCGAGCGGTCGAACGAGCATCGCGAGTGTAAGCGGAGTTACGCCTTCTCCGAAGAAATCGTCAGATAAGCAAAAAGAAGATTTTTTTGATGGACTTATGCAGTTTTCTAATAATTACTCCAATTTGAAAGGTAAGTAATACTTATGGCTAATACTTCATATGGAACTGGAACCGCAATGCAATTCAGCGATGGAACGCAAAGACAGGTTTTAGAACTCGGAAGTAAAATTCACTATTACAACCCCGATGTAACACCAATCTTCTCACTATTTGGAATGAGCAGTATAGCAACGCCTGTACCGATTTTTGAATGGATGGAAGATGAGCATATGATAAAGCGTAGCGTAAAAGTAAGCTTTGCTGGTGGAAGCGCTGGAGCAGATTCAGGAACTACAGTTCTCTCTGACACCGCAACAAGTGGCGTCAATGGAGAAAATGCTGTTGTTAACTTCCCAAGACAAGCTCAAACAGAAATGTTTGAAGTTGGTGGAATCTACAGTGCTACTCTAGCTGGTTCAGCTTCTATGGCAACTGACGTAACTCACTTAATCTGTATCGCTATTGGTAAAGATGTTAATGTAACATCACCTAGCGACAGGTCAGTGCAGTTTGTTGGTGCACACGTTCACGCATCATTAAACGCTTATAATACAGAAGCAATTGCTGGTGGTTCAGATATTATCGGTTTTAACACCGATTCAACTCTGACACTATCTTATGTTGCTACTGCTGGTCAGCTTTATGACAATGCAGTTGCTGTAGCGCGTTATGGTTACCAAACTCACAGTGGAACTAACGGTTTTGGCGAAGTAAACTTTGCTGATGCTGATTATTTCATGGTTGAGGGTGGCCCTGGTCAATATGCTGAAGGTGCTGGCGTTGGTTTAGAAACACGAAAAAAAGTACGCAGACTAAAAAACTGTACACAGATTTTCCGTGAACCTTATACCATCACTGGTACAGCAGACGCTTCCAAACATTATGGCGGTTCAGAACTTGCGCGCTTACAAGCTCGTAAGCTTGCTAAAATCAAAGTAGATTGTGAAAATGCTATCTTAACTCAAGGTAACATTTCACTTGACGCTACTTCTGAAAACCCAAAAAGAACCTTCGCAGGTTTTGGTATTGGGCAATCAGCAAGCACAGGTTTTGTTCAGTCACTTGATGGACGCGGAGATACTAATATGCAACTTGGCTACTCAGCCGGAACTATGAATAACATGGATGATATATGTGAATATATTTTCCACGATATGGTTGCAGGATCTATGCGTAAGACAGTGTTTGCATCGAATAAGTGGCTAAAGAAGATGTCCTCTATGGTTCGTATGGGTACTGGTGCTGGCACCGGTACAACAGCGTTCTATGATTTAGGTGACTCTGCTCAAGCTGCTGGTGTTCGCGTGCGTCGATTCGTTGGCGCAGTTGGTGAATTAGACTTTATTCCACACCCTC